TTCCAACGAGGTAGGTCGTATGGCGCGGACACGGGACGCGGCTATCAGCGAGATCAGTTTCACCTACAACGTGATGCTGGCTGTGATCTTGGGCGATGAGGGCGAGCCGCTTTCTCTGCCCAACCCCATCGGTCCGATGATCTTGAGCGCCGATGATCTCACGGGAGACTTCCAGTATCATGCTGTTGATCCTGCAACGACCCCGATGAATGATCTCGCAAAGCGAGCAACGCTCCAGCAGTTGACTCCGCTGCTTGTGCAGTTGGGTGTTGATCCTGCTGCTCTGCTTGAGGAGATCGTCCGCACCTTCCAGTTGCCGGAAGAGTTTGTCGCCCCACCTCCCCCGCCGCCCACTCCAGAGGCTCCTGCCTCACCGGGCATGGAGGCACCCCTTCCCCCCGGTGCTCCCCCACAGGCAGCACCTCCCGCCGCGCCCGGTGCGGCACCCGTTCCACCCGTAGGCCCACCGGGTCTGGTTTAGGAGATAGAAATGCCCATCACCATGAAAGGGGACTACCCCGAAGAGATCGGACAGATCGGCGCGGAGCGTGATGCTCTGATGAATGACGCGATGGATTCCATCATGCCGCCTCTGGACAAGCCCATCAACGCGAAGGTGCTCAACGCTCTTGCGAAGGCAATCAACGCCGTCAGCAAGGTGATGGGCATCGAGGTCGAGATCGAGCAGTACGACGAGGCGACCACTCTGGACGACGACGTTGCTCGCTTCCTGATGATGATGAGCACCGCAGCAGAGGACTACGGCAAGCCGTTCCCTGTCGCTCTGGATGCAATCCGTGGTGACTCTGAGATCACAGCCATCACCGCTCACCTGATGGATCTCGCCCGTGATCCCAAGTTCAAGGCGTTCCTTGAGGAGCCGATGGAGGGCGAGACTGAGGTTGAGATCAAGGTCAGCCGGGATATGGACGACGAGGAGATGGAGGAGGAGGAGGAAGACTTCGACTTCGCCTCCCGTATGTAATGATTCCACTGAGGGCTGCATACGCCGCAAGAGGCGCACTGAGGGCATACCGCAACGCTTCGGCGCGAGCGAAGATCCTCCGTGCGCGTCAGGTGGATGCACCCTCAGACCCCAATGAGAATCCATTTCAAAGAACAGGAAGGACTGGTATTCTCACTGATGCCATTGAATACCGACAGCAGGTAGCCTTCTGGTACGCCAATGAAGAAAGCAGCAGGACAGGACGGCGTGTTGGGAATCCTCACGCCATTATCTCCATCAAGGGCAGGCAATACCTGCTCATGTGGACTTCAACTGGCTCTGCATCAAACAGCAGACGGCTCCCCGGCTGGAGAATGTTCATCCTCAACCGGATTAAAAATCCGCAGATCATCATCAAAGCCCGTATTCGCGGCAACCTACAGCAGTTTCCAATCGCACCCGGCTACCGTCGTTTCCGGCGTGGTCGGTTCATCGCTCGCGTCTAACTACAGGGAGTTTCCATGAGCGACAGTCCTACCCTTGCTCAGTCCGTTCTGGCTGAAGCACAGTCCATCCACAGCGGCGAAGCAGCCGCTACCCCATCTGAGCCAGCAGAAGCCGCTACAGAGGCATCTGAGAGCGTCGGAGAGGCTGCACAGCCTGAAGAGGATCACGGTGACGTTGAAATCGAGACAGGCGGCTCCACGGAGAACCTGTCTTGGAACGATGCCATGCGCCGGGTGCCGTCTGATATCCGCAAGTTGATGAAGCAGATGCAGGGTGACTACACCCGGAAGACTCAGGAGTTGGCTGAACAGCGGAAGGAGTTTCTGCGTGAGCGGGAGGCTCTGATCAAGGGGAGCCGGGAGATCAAGCAACCGGAGAGCATCCCGGAGTATGACCCCTTCAACGAGCAGAGCATCAACGCTCGGATCGAAGCAGAGGTCGCCCGTCGCCTTCAGGAAGTGCTCCAGCCGATGGAGCGGGAGTATCAGACGATGGCTGCTGAAGACTCCTACCGCACCTTCCTCGCAGAACATCCTGACTTCAAGACGGATCAAGGTCTGCGCGATGAGGTGCAGGGGATGCTTGAGGCAAACGCCAACCTCGATCTGGAAACCGCGTATTGGGCTGCTCAGGGTCGCCGCAGTCGGCAGAAGAAGCAGGAGGAGAGCCAGTCCCGCGCTGCCCGCCGCCGTGCCCAGAAGGAGGCGGCTATCAAGGGCACGTCACCTGCTCGCCGCCCCAGCGGGTTGAAGCAGCCCTCCAAGAAGGATCTCAAGGGCATGAGTGCTGCGGATATCTATGCACTGGCTCAGTCCATGCATCGGAATAGTTGATGGCACTCCGGTAAAATTAGTATATACATACACTTATACGGTTATATATACTTAAAGGGGCTGAACACCCGTAAGGCTTCAGCCTCACCCCGCGACGGCACTCCGGTACGGAACACGCCACGAAATCACGTTCCATCCATCCTCCGTACCGGAGACTTCAATGCCTACGCAGTCGATTCTTTCGACCACCCTGCAGCTGCTGCGGGATAAGCTGGTCGATAACTCGTATATCGCGCACCCCCTGCTTCGTGCAGTCGAGGAGAACGGTAACCTCGTCAAGATCAGCGGCGGTGCTCGCGTCGAGCAGCCCGTCATCTTCGGGGACCACTCCAGCATCACCGAGCTGAGCAACGGCTTTGAGCCTGTTTCTCTCGCCGTGACCGACCCCTTCCACACCGCGCTGTACGAGTTTTCCAACTTCACGCAGCCCATCGTTCTCTCGCAGGTCGAGAAGGTCGCCAACAAGGGTGATCTCGCGGTGGTCAACATTCTGGAGTCGAAGGTCAAGAACGTCATGCTCTCCCTCAAGAAAGAGGTGAGCAAGCAGATCATTCAGGGATCTTCCGGCGTCCTGACCACCCTCCAGACCCTCAACGGCATGGGCACCGCGACCATCCCCGCGATCACGACTGGCTGGTTTGAGAGCGGAGCTTTCGGCACCCAGACCAACACGGTCGGCGGTCTGAGCAAGGGCACCTTCGCCGCAAACAACTGGCAGAATCAGTCGTTTGACTCCACGGGCACCCTCGCTCTGGAGCATATCGACAACCTGATGATCCAGTGCCAGATCTACAACCCGTCTGGTCAGCGTCCCGACATTCTGCTCATGTCGCCCAACTGCTTCGCCGCCTTCATGGGTCTTCAGCAGTCTCAGGTTCAGTACATCTCGGCTTCTGACCGTGAGGGTCTGGACAAGGACATGGTCGGTATGTGGCGTTCGGCGCGGATTTACGTCGATCCGAACCTCGGCTTCGCCAACGCTGCTGGTGATGTGGTCAGTGCCTACGCTCTGTCCTCCGACCAGTTCCAGCTCTACGTTGACACCGATGGCTACATGACCATCAGTGACATGGTTCCGGTTCCCGGCACCGCAACGTCCGCGAGCATGGTCTTCAACCGGATGCAGTTGAGCACCGGGCACCTCGCCTCTCACGGCGTCATCCTCAACGCGGAGGCTTGAGAAACATGGCTACTTCTACTCTCATTCAGTTTCTTGCTGAAGGTGAGGAGGCTGCAACCTCCCACCGTCGCCAGATCGAAACCTTCCTCGCCTCTGCCGCGATCACCGCTGGTGATTGGGTGCAGTTTGATACTGCGGCTACCGGGGCAGATCGCGTCCTGAAGGTCACCAACGACACCAACCTGTTCGCCACGGGCAACCCGCTGATCGCTGGTGTGGCTCTGGATACCGTCGCCGCTGGCGAGCGCATCCGGGTCGTTGTCGCAGGCTATGCGGAGGGAGCCAACGTCGCTGCCGCCGTCAACGCCGCTGGTATCGCTCTGGTGGTGGACAACACCTCCGCTGGCCGTGCTGTCGCGATTGCTGCTGCTGATACTGCTCCCGCTTGTGGCGTGAGCCTTGAGGCTGCTGCCAACCCCGGCGACACCTGCGACGTTTGGGTCTTCAAGAACTTCTGAGGAACGGCACCCTCCTGCCCCTTCCAGCCCGTATCTTCCCCCTGTATGAAGGTGCGGTGATCTGGAAGGGGCTTACCTTTATAGGGATCTTCAAGTATGAACCTCGGTAATCTCATAGACTTCTGCGGCAATCTGCTTGATTATGATCCCGTCAACGACACCTACCGTGAGCAGTTGGTTGCTCTGCTGAACGATTCGCAGACCCGGCTGCTCACTGATCGGCATTGGGCATTTGCTCAGAAAGAGCGGACGCTCAAGACCTTGACCGATCAGACCTTTGACGTTGCTCTGAACAACGGGAGTGCCGTCGCTATCGGGATCTTCCCGGTGTCCCTTGATCCCATCCTGCCGGGATCACGGTTTGAGTTGGCGGCTATGTTCGTCCCGCAGGTCAGCGGATCAGGCGTAGCCTTCACTCAGAAGTACGAAGTCCGGTACATGACCACGGCTGGACAGGCAATCCTTGACCGGGACTTCGACGGGGTGACGGGCGTTTACACGGTCACCTTCAAGTGGCGGGAGGTGTATCTCCCGGCTGACTCCACCAACGTGATGAACGTGAGCGACCCCACTATTGGGATTCCGCGAAAGAGTCTCTTTCTCAGCAAGTGGGAGAGGGACGACGTTGAGTTGGATCCAGACCTGCTCGGCTCCATTGAAGCCTACCTGCCTTCAGAGAGCCGGAACATTCCTGCTCCCACGGTCCCACGGGGGGTCGCTGTGGTGGCTGGAGCGGGTCAGGGCGTGCGGACAATCAACGTGTACATGGTCAACGTCATGGCACCGAGATCACAGCCCTTCAGCCTGTACCGTCCCAATGTCAGCGCAGGCTTTGAGTCTTCTCTGAGCAAGGTGGCGACCTACAACCTGACGGCGACTCAGACGCTTGAGTTTACGCCGGAAGCCCTGAACAGTCAGACCGGGCTGTATCGCCGCTACTACTTCACCTGTCCTGAAGCCAACATTCTTGCTCCCGTGCGGATCAGGAACGCCAACGACGAGCAGGGTCTTGGACTGGCAATCGGCGTGGACACCGTGCCTCCTCCGGGCACCATGACTCTGAAGCCTGATCTCAGCCTGAACACGCTGGAGAGCCAGCCCTTCCAGAGTCAGTCTGTTCGATACGAGTGGAATCAGTCTGCTGCATATCGAGCCATCAATCTGTATCCTCATCCATCCGCTGATCAGGATCTCACGGTCAGGGTGCTGACGGCTCCCAAGAAGATGCAGGAAGACCAAGACTCCCCTCTGATCCCAGCGGCATACGCGCAAGTGATTGCGTATGCAGCACTGGAGCAGTTGACCCTGAAGGTGGACAACCCTGCTCTCAGTCAGGTGTACGAGCGGAAGAAGGCTCTCTTGGTCAGGTCTTTAGAGGCTAAATACCTCGGTGAAGTGCCTCGGAGGATCATCAAGGGCACCCCGTCAGCCGGATACCGCTACATGACCAATCCCTTCGGACCTCTGAAGTTTACGCCATGAATCAAGAAGTCTACGAAGTCCCGGTCGCTGGCGGTGTAGAAACCAGACTGCCACAGGTGCCAGAGAACGCTGGCATCGCTCTGAACCTGATCTCGGACAAGAAGACCGGGGGATGGTCAACCCGTCTTGGCTACGAGAAATACTTCCCCAACGAGACAGGCTGGCTTCCCTTCACGTCTGCCATGACCATCCCCATCAACATGGGAGCGATCTACAGCCTCCATGTTGCTCAGGGTCTTGCGGGTGGAGCGCGTCAGCACACCATGTTTGAGGCTGACGGGAGCCTCTACCTGCTCTACGAAGCCTCTGGAGAGCCGTCAACGCTTCTGACGCTGGCGACAGGGCGACACCAGCCCACGCCCACTGAAGCGGCTTCTTGGTACACTGACACGCCCTACGGGACGGTGATCACCAACGGTGTAGATCGACCCGTGCTGGTTCAGCCGTGGCCGCTCGGTCAGCACACCCCTGAGTTGTTCGCTCAGTCCATGATCCCGTTCACCATCAGGGACTTCGGCTTTTCGGGACCGCCTGCCCCTGTCGAGCCTCATCCGAACACCCCGTTTGAGATCGTCAGCCCTCTCATCACCCCGGCACCTCCGGGTGGTGGTCGTACAACGCTGTGGACGCTCTCAGAGTCGAACGCAATCACCGATGGAGCACGGTGGGGTCTTGGCTTCGCCATCAA